TTCACTTAGGAAACAACTTCTTTTTGAGGAGATTTAATATGCAAGCTCCAGGCGCATTTATTAGTAAAGACGTAACATTTAAAAACAGACCAGAATTAGCACTTTTGCTAAAATCGTTTGCTGGTTACGCAGTCATTGGTCTCGGTGGTGGTCCATCCACTTCTATAACAGGTGGAAGCAACACACACTTACTCAGTGGTGTAACATACACAATGACAGTTACAATTGATACCGTTCACGTTCAAGCTGTCTCATTCACTCCTGTATTTGTTGCCCCAGTATATTTTTCATATGACAACCTCATGGCAGCAATTAACGCTGATCTTGGTGGCTTTGGTGTAGCAGCTATGAACACAGGTTCGTTTGTTATTACCAGTAATAAATTAGGTATCATAGGTGATAACAGCTCTGTTGTAGTATTAGACTCAGGTGCTTTCCCATTGCTAGCAGCACTGAGCGATTTTCAGTATAAAACCGAATACGTTGGTTCAGATTTGTATGGTCGTTGGAATGAACTTGACGGCGTTATGCAGTCTTCCATTCTCAGCGTCATGGGAACATTTCTCGCAGGCGCTCCTGCAAACACAAATGTGTTATGGACACAAGGTTTTGACCGTATTCTTTTGAATCCAGCTGGTCCAGCTGTTGGATACAGCACTCCACATGGTCTTACAATGACAACCGTTTATCAGCTTAAGATCACGGTTGATGGTGTTGGTCCTACGGAACTATTCATTCGCCTTACACCAGCTCCAAACCAATCACAATCACCAACAACAATTGGTCAATTAGTTGATGACGTTATTGCAGCAGAACTTGTACGCTTAGGTGTACGTGCAACAGTAGCGTTCACATCTGGAACACCAGGTAAGATCACATTCACAAGTAACTCATATGGAGGAGCCTCTGTTGTAGTTCTTGCAGCTGGTGCAGCTAACGACTTGCTAGCAGCTCTTGCTGTACCATTTACAGTATCAACAGTTGACACAGCTGGTTATCACGATGCCTTGTTCTTCCCACCAATCGTTGGTGCAACACCGCTCGTTGGTCCAATTACTGCTCCATCAGCTCCGTTGACTTTCTTCCTTACTATTAATGGTGTCGGTCCTCTTCTATTCTCTGTTCCAAATGCTGCAGGTTTTGCAACATTTGGAGCTCTTGTGGCAGCAATCGCACCTGTTGTCGCTCCTGTAGGTGTAGCGATTACACTTGCCAGCACAATTCGCTTTACAACATCAACAACTGGTGATGGTTCAACAATGCTGATCACAGATGGTGGTGCTTTCCCATTGTTTAGCGTGGCCCTCGGCGGACCAAACTTCTTCGTTGGCTTTGGAACACCGGTTCCAGGCGTAACAGCAGACGATACTGGTGTGTCAGGTACTACAGACCTTGTATTCCCAAAAACATATAATGGTGTTGTATACAGTGCTTGGTTAGATGTCCTTAATACATCGGCAGTTGGTGGTCGAAATCCAAATTTCCCAGGACAGTATCTAGTTGGTCCAACGGGTATGGGACCTTTGTTCACCTCTGGAACAGTGGCACTAGTTACTAATCCATTGAAACCACTGGCTCTTGGTGGTCCACTAAGTGGTCCAAATCCAAATCCAGGTGTTTACTATGACTCCGAGGCTGGCGCATGGAAATTCTGGGCAACAGACGTTATTACAGTTGCTCCTCCAGGATTCGTTTAAACCGAGTAAAAGCAAAACAAAAAGACGTTCTTCGGAACGTCTTTTTTATTGTCACACATTCATATAAAACCTGCTAAATACTAGATAGTGGAGAGAAATATGAGTGACACAACACCAACAAGTAACGAATGTATTGTAACACCAAAGGGCACAACGTGTCTCGCGCCCGGAAGTCCACAACTTTGTTCTCCGTGGGATTTCGTAGCTCAACAACCAGATCAATGCTATGCAGACGGGTTAACACAAGAAGCATTAGCAATCGCAGGCGCAAACATAAACGTTTATAAACTTCTTGGTGTTCATGAACAAACAAAACTTGTCGACTTAACTGGCAACGGTACGCCTATATCAAGTGGTGATGCACCAAATTTTCCTGTCATTAATGCATTCACAACGTTTGCAACAGAGTGGCGCTCAAAACAAATAGGAATAGCTGTTACACAGTCAGCATTTCTTGGTTACGACTTTGGTTATATCAAACTTCCAAATGGACGTGAACGATATGGAATTGACACCAGTATTCGTCATGAAATTACAACAATCAAAATTAAGCAAAGTTCTATCGCAATCCAACGAATAACAAAAGCAAGAGTAGAACGATCAGATAACGGAGCACAATGGTATGGTGTTGCAGTAATCAATCTTCCTGACAATGACACACTAAACGAAATCAATTTTAAGAATTCTGTTCCATGCCGTTACTGGAGACTTCGTCCTCTAACATTTAACGGAGGAGCTACTGATGCGTGGGGAGTACAAGCACTTGAGTTAATGGACTACTCTGTAACACAACTGAATAATATTCAAGATAAAATTTTTCTTGAAAACAGAGATCGAGATTATGATAATCAACCAACATTGCTAAAGGGATATTACGATCTGATTAATATATCAGCCGATCTAAAAAAGTTTGGTATTGAAATACCGACATCAGCTTACCAAATTAAAGTCAATTTTAATGCATGTGTTGGTCTTCTTGGAAGACCACTTGTCATAGGTGACATAATAGAACTCCCGAGCGAAACACAGTTCACGCCTGCCCTAAAACCAATTAAACGATATCAAGAAGTTACAGATGTAACCTGGGATGCTGCTTCATACACACCTGGGTGGCATCCAACACTGTTACTTGTAACAACTCAACCAGCAATGGCAACACAAGAAACACAAGACATATTTGGTGATCTTGGAAAGACTATTGACAGTTCTGGATTGTTCAGCAATGATGATGGTAACAATCCTGTCTATCAAGATTACAGCACCGTTGATCAAACAATTAAAAACGATGCATTAACTGCCACCCCGGAAAGAGGAGCAGATGGAACAGGTACACTTAGAGAATTTACACCAGAAGAAGTTGCAACAGCAGCCAGTGAAGGATTTCCTCATCTTAGCAGAATAGGATTAAATCCAAAAGGACTTTATGTTGAAGATGGAATGCCACCAAATGGATTATCATTCACAGAAGGACCTGTATTTCCAACGTCACCAATCAATGGTGATTATCACCGTTTAACATTCGTTGGTCTTTCAAAAAATGTTCCAGTAAGACTATATAGATACTCAACAGTTAAAGGACGTTGGATATTTCTTGAAGTTGACAGAAGAGAACAATTCAATTTCCAAAGAGAAGTATTGGATGAATATTTAACAAGCACAACACGTAAACCAGCAAAGGACATTAAATAATGACACGCAGCACAGCCTATAATAAACAAGCAGAGGGCATTCCTCAAAACGCGTATTACTACGATGGTCAACTAAAGAGTTACATTCTTCAGTTTATGGCAATATTTTCTGGCTTACAAGTGAAGATTGGTAAGAGGAAAACAGGAGCTGTTGCCAACACAACCGACTGTGCAGGTGATGTAACAGATACACAGCCAGTTTTTGAAGATGAACGCCTAATCAGTGTTCCAATACACTATGGCGCGCAAGATCGCGTTGTAGCTGCTATTCTAGACGAAAATACACAGAACAAATTGCTTAGATTGCCTGTGCTGAGTGCTTACGCAAAGGGACTGGCATTTAAGAAGGAATGGGCAGCAGGTATAAATGTGGAAAGACGCAATGTAATGGTGCCAGAAGGAGGGTTAGTTCCTGATGATATTCAAGTTGTTCATCAACTCAGACCATACCCTTTTGATATGTCGTTTGAGCTTGGAATTTATGTTAGTAACACAGATCAACATTTCCAAATTCTTGAACAAATTCTTCCGTTGTTTACACCACAGTTGCAAATTCAAATAAACGATGCTGTATTAGATTTTACAAGAGATACAGTAGTAGAACTTACAGACCTAACGTTCGATCAAAATTATCCTTCAGGCACAGATCGAAGAGTTATACAAAGCACGTTAAATTTTACAATGCCTGTTTGGTTATCTATACCTGCTGATGTTAGAAAAGACTATATCGCAAAAATCTTTCTGCGAATTGGTGCCGTCAGTTCCGCAAGCTTTGCCACAAGTGAGGATCTTATTGCTGAGTTGGATGCGCAGGGGATTACCTATGATCTTATTTCCGATCTTAATAACTTAACGATCAAGTAACATTTGTTTTCTTTTTTGCTTTACAACATCTGCCTTTGCTGGATTGTCAACACCGTAATTCTCAAGCCATTTTTGTTTTGCTTTTTCTCTACAAACAGTTGATGCTATTGCAAATGGATTACCATACCGTTGTAGATTTGTTGCTTTTCGTTTTTCTTTAACTGTCTCTTGGTTGCTTAAGCAACGAGCACTACAGTATGTTGGAAATGTTGCACGATACCTTCCACTCGTTCTCATCTTAACAATACCGTTACATGCCTTGCACGTTGGTTGTGTCACAATATTTTGTTGCACTACATGCAACCTTTCAACAGGTGATGCATCGTAATGTAAGAATGACGTGTATTCGACCAGCTTTTGTAAAACCATTGGTTGTTTTAATAGCTGTGATTTAGCTTTAGTACTAACTCGATCATTCCTAATAATCCCCAATCTCTTTAGCTCTAGTAATAGTCGAACTCGTTGCATGTCAGTCTCCTTTAGCGTTCACGCTTCCACTAGTATTTAGCGATTGACAAAAATATGTTCCCAATCATAAATAGGATTACAGCAGTTTTTATCTGCAAAATTTACTTGTATAGGAGAATAACATGGCTTCATTAATATCACCAGGCGTACTAGTTACAGTTACAGACGAATCGTTTTTTATCCCAGCAACAGCAACAACTGTTCCTCTATTGTTTGTTGCAACCGCTGATGAAAAGAAACAACCAGACGGCATTACAGCTGCTCCTGGAACGTTTGAAAATAACGTGATTCGAACAGTGACGTCACTTTCACAAAGCACACAACTGTACGGTATTCCGCGTTTCTTGACAGACGACGCTGGTCTTCCATTAAATGGTGATGCACGAAACGAATATGGTTTGTTTGCACTCAATCAATACTTGGGTATTGGTAACCTTGCATATGTAATTCGTGCAAACGTCAATCTTGACGATGTTCTTGCTGACCTTCAATCCTTATGGGATTCAAAAATGCAAGAGTCAGCCTTTGTTCTTGAAAACATTACTGCTCAATTCATTGCGCAATTCAATCAATCAAATGGTTACACACCAACAACAGGTACAAGTGGTTTAGATGTTGTTGACGTCGGTAGTGATAAGACACCTCTGTCAGACCACTTACTTGTAAGTGGCACAACATACACAGCAACAATAACTATTGATGGTGTTGCACATCCAATATCATTCACACCAACGGCTAACACACCAGCTTCTCAAATTGTTGACGTTGGTAGTGCTCACTTTACCACAGATCCAACAGGTCTTATAGCAGGTACAACATATACAGCAAACGTTGCTATTGACGGTGTAACATATCCTGTTACATTCAAACCAACAGCATTGCAAGTGAGTGGTTACGATATCGTTAATCTTGGTGGTACAGCAACACCATTATCCGATCATGGTCTTGTAAACGGTACAACATACACAGCAACAATAACAGTTGATGGCACACCACTTCCAGTAACCTTCACACCAACTGCAATAACACGTACTTTCACTGACTTACTTGCAGCAGTTAACCCAGGACTTGGTGGTACAGCAGTAGCAGCAATTGTTGGTGGTAATATCAAAGTTACAAGTGTAACGACAGGAGTGTCATCAACAGTATCAATTGTTAACACAGGTTCGTTTGCATTATTTGCAGCACCGATGACTAACTTTATTGCTATAGCTACACCAGTTCGTGGTACAGGTACTTTATTTTCAGATCTTCTTGCAACAATTAATCTGACAATTGGTGTTAATGGAACAGCAGCACTTGTTGCTGGTAATATTACAGTCACAACTACAAGAAGTGATGCAGAAGCAACGATATTAATCACTAACACAGGTGCAAATCCATTGTTTGCCTTTCCATTAAGCGGCTTCGTTGCTATTGATCCAGCAACTCCAGGTACGGGTGAAGGTGGTAAATTTGTAGATCTTATTTTCGAAATTAACCAACAAATTGCAGGCTTTGGAGTAGCAGCACTTGTTGGCGGTAACATCCAGGTCACAAGCGATTCAATGGTAATGGGATGTGCAATGGTTTCAACATCAACAGTCGTGATTGCCAACATAGGTGCAAATTTCTTATTTGCGGCTCCTTTGGCAGGCTTTGTTGCAATTAATACACCTGTTGATGGTGTGCTACTTTATAAGTACACGGTGGACGAGGTAACATATTTAGCGCTCGTTGTACAAGCAACAGCACCAGTTTTTGCATTGTTCTCGTTTAGCAGAGGTGGCTTGCAAGCTGACTTTATGAACGATCAATCAGCAAGTCCATTTCCAGTATTCTCAAACGGATTTGGTAACCCAGCAGTTCCGCCTGCTTATGTAGGTTTGACGGGACTTGCAAATGATTGGGTTTCTGGAATGTTAGGTTCAACAGTTTGCGCGCCAACAGAATGGACGCCAGTAGAAGCAGGAAATACACTTCTTGGAGCTACGGATGCTTTCCAATGGACAACTAACTTCTTAAACAAAACATCTCTTGGTGCAAACGATGCAGCCCGCCGTTCAGCAATCGTTACAGCTCTTCAAGCATCTATTAACAGCAACACAGATATTCGTGGTGACACATTTGAATATAATTTAATTGTATGTCCAGGATACTTTGAAACTGTTGACGAATTGTTCAACCTGAGCATTGACATCAGAGAAGAAGCAATGGTAATTGGTGATACACCATTTACTATGAATCCAGATGATGTTGTAAATTGGGCAGCAACAGTTGCTCGAATTTCATCACCTGATATTGCTTACTACTATCCACACGGTCTTGCGTCAAACCTAGACGGCAAAAATGTGTTTATCGCAAGTACTGGTACGGCAATACGTACAATTACTAACAGCGATAACATAAGTGACGTATGGTTTGCACCAGCAGGAACTCGTCGTGGTCAAGTTTCAGGCGTCACAGATGTTGGTTATGTTTCAGGACAACTTGGAACACCAACACAGTTTGTTTCTGTGGCACTTAACCAAGGTCAGCGTGACAATTTGTACAAGTACTTCACGAACCTCAACCCAATCGTATTTTTCCCAGGTCGTGGTATTCTTATATGGGGTCAAAAAACTTCTTCACCAAGCGCAAGCGCACTTGACCGTATCAATGTCAGCCGTCTCGTTATGAAGATTAAACGCGACCTTCGTAAGAATATAATGGACTTCGTGTTCCAGCCAAACGATCAGTTAACACGATCCAGCTTAAAAGCTGTCGTTGATAACTATCTTGGTGACTACATTATCAAGCGTGGTTTGTTTGACTTCGCAACAATTTGCGATTCCTCAAATAACACACCTGATCGTATAGACAGGAACGAGATGTATATTGACGTAGCATTGAAGCCAGTAAAAGCAGCGGAATTTATCTTCATTCCAATCAGAATTGTTAATACTGGCACGGTAATTTAAGCAAGTTTAACACCCAAATAAAACTAAGGCATCTTCAAGTGCCTTAGTTTTTGGTTTTTCATGATTTTCTGTAATTTTTCGGTTTGCCTTGATAAATACTCCAAAGTATATCACACATGGAGTTTAATTATGTCAACAATTAATGATATCGGCATACCAGGCGTAGGCAGTGGTATTTTACAACCAAAACAGAAAAACCGTTGGAAGGTTATATTTGCCAATTTAGGTGGTGGTGTTGATTCCCAACCTATGTCAATGCAAGCAATTATGGTCAATCGTCCAAAGTTAAACTTTGAGAAGATTACACTTAATCGTTATAATTCTGTAGCTTATATCGCTGGTAAGCACTCATGGGATACAATGGGCTTAACAATTCAAGACGATGTCACAGGAAGTGCTTCAGCAGTTATCCAAGATCAACTTCAAAAGCAACAGTTCTTAATTGGTGCTGAAGGTCAATGGCTTGCAGCAGCAGGCGAAGGTTCAATTTATAAGTTTGTCACATATCTTGAAATGTTGGATGGTAATGACCAAACTACAGAAACATGGACTGTTGAAGGTTGCTGGATTAACAACGCAGACTGGTCACAACTTGACTACAGTTCAAGTGATCCCGTACAAATTGAATTAACAATCAGCTACGACCATGCTCGCCAAACAATTGGTGGTTACCAACAAGGACCTGGTGTTGCAACTGGTGGTGCTGGCTCAACAGGCGGAACAAGCACGCTGTAAAGCACTTGATAACTCACCACGCAAAAAAGGCCGCTTTCGAGTGGCCTTTTTCTTTTATAAATACCCTTCACAGCTAAGAGGAAGCAAGTATGGCTCAAGACCCACGTAGCACAGCATTCACGGTTGTTCCTTGTAATACACAGCAGGGAGCAGCATCGACAGCAAACTCAACTGCCAGCGCACATGATTTTTATAGTGCTGTTGGTAAGGGTGGTGATCTACAGGTGTTAAATGCATCCGGCTCAAGTACAATCAGTAATATTGGTCATGGTTTAAACACTCTGTCTAAAGTTTCTGATTCTGTTAGAACTGGTTGTGGAGCGTTACCAACAAGTATTGGTAGTGCTGTTGGAGCTGCTCTTAATGCTGGTCCAAACTGGGTTCTTGAGAACGTAGGCTTTGCACCACAAGTTATTGATGCTGTTCGCGCATTCAATCCAGCGATTGCTAACCAAGCTTATGGACAAGCGAAACAAATTCATCAACAGATTCTGCAAGGAAACTTCAATCATTTTGATAGTGTTCCAGGTGCATTACAAGATTTTCAAAATCTTGAGCGGCTAGCAAGAAATATCTTCACACCAAAGGCTGATCAGACGTTAGTTGCCGCATGTCAAATGTCTCCATATGCCGTTGACTTGATCCCTAGGGCACCAAAATATAAATTTTTGTTCATTGTAGAATTCATGTTTAATGGTCCTTATAAT